AGCAATTGGCGCGGCTTGCAGTAATGCTTGAGCTTCAGCTTGTTGTGCTTGCTGCTGCCTCATCTCTGCTATTTCCTCGTCTGAGCGCAATATTTTAGCTGGCACACCGTTAATCTCAGCCAACTCTTTAACAATAGCATCAGGGTTAAACCGCATCATCACACTTGGATCAAGCTGCGCAATTGGTGCAATGGCTTCCAATGTACGCAATATAGCCACACCTTCTTCAGCACGTTGCGAACGGTTTAATGGGCTTACATACTGTATTTCTACATCACCACCACGGTCAGCCAACGCTTTAGGCATAGGAGGCAATATGCCAGACCTAGCCAAAATATCTAATTCGCGCTCAATTAATGGCCCAAGCATTTCAGATTGCTGCCTGCCCATAGTTGGAGCAAGTAACGCACCTTTTTCCTGTGCACGCAACATAGCTTCCGTAGCCGTCATGCTAGGTGCGTCAACTAATATCTGGAACAATGTAATTAGGAACGCATCATTAATGACCTTTCTGCGCTGCTCCATCATGTCCATGCCAATGTCTACGCGAGCATTTGACTGCAATGCTTGTACGACTTGGCGCCCTTGATCATCTACGCCACCATAATTTAATGCACCAGGTCTTGTATTAAACGCTTGCAATACGCCATCTTCTTGCAGCAACAAGGGAGGATCAACGATTTTATGCGCAGCACGAATGACTGTCTTTGACATCTCGTTAATCATTTTGATGTCAGGCAACACTGTCATGGCTGGTGAGCGACCATATATCTCTTTTGGTGCAGTCACATACCGCGATACAGCATAAGGGAATGTGTTATAGCCACCTTCTGACATAATCATTCTGCTAGTTAAGCAGATGTAATAGCTAATGTACTTCATACCGCGATAGTCTTTACGCCTATTTTCACGGTCTTCGTTTGGTTTGACGCAATGCAGGTATTCAAACTTTTGTTCTGGTGACTTCTCTAAAGCTGTTTTAATTTTATCAGCCAGCTTATCAACACCCCAGCGTTCAGCTGCTTGTCGTGCTGTCAATTCAAACTTACGATGAACCTTGTCTACCATACCTACATGGTTTTCGCTAAAGAATATCTCTGAAAGATGCACAGATTTATAGCGCAAACCAAAGCCAATAATGTCATCAACAAACAATGCACCAGTGCCAAACGCGCCCAGACTCATGTAATTTTCATGCACTTGACTGGCAAAGTTAGAGCGAGGACTATACCTAACCTGAAACAAGATGTTTGTAACTTCATCTAAGTATTTTTGTACAGACTGATTGCCTGCAAGCTCAGTGTCTTGAACAGTAAGCTTATGCCATTTCATGGTACGTGGAGTCAGCATAGATTCCATGGCTGCAGCAAAACGCTCTAGCGCAAGACCAGCTGTTGCATCAAACACTTTTTCTGTACGTTTCTCGCCTGGAGTCTTATTGCTTGCCTGAAACCAATCTTCTCTAGGCAAAACACGTTCAGCAATTTCACGCCAATGCTCTTCCCAAACGCCCCTATCTCCAGACATTTGCTCTTGTTCGCGTATCGCTACTTCTGCCCGACTATCCATATTACTGCCCCAATAGACGTTTTGATCCAGTCATTGGCTGACCTGTTGTTTCGCCTGCCAATACTTGTGCACCAGCACCGCTTCGCCTAGCCATTTCATCTGTTCTGGCACGCATTCCTACACCATCCTCAGTTCTCGCTGGACGAGGAGCTGCTGGTGGTGGAGCTGGTGGTGGTGGAGCTTTAGGGCTGCCGCCTCCTACTATTCCTGACATATTAGCCTCCGAGCAGCTTCTTGGCTGCGGTCTCTGGTTGCACTTGAGATTCTGTTAATACTGTTGCTGCACGACCACGCCTGCGCTGCATCTCATCACGTTTACGCATTGCATCTTGCGCCTCATTAATTGACGGTGGTGGAGCTGGTGGTGGTGGAGGTGGTGGTGTTGATGGCATACTTGGTGACATAATCGCCTCTATTCAAAAATTGCGTATTCAGACTTCGCTACTTGAGTTCTATTCATAACTCGCCTATTTGCCCTGCGTACTGCTTCACACGCATAACGTAAGGCATCTATAACATGATTCTGCTTATCTTCCAATACTGGTAGCACTTGTCCCGTCATTTTATCCACTTTATAGGAATAAAGCGACAATTCATCTATTGTATGCCTACATCTTGGGTGAACGACTATATCAAATGACTTCAACCATTCAATGCCATCCTCAATGCTTTTAGGCCCCTTGACTGCTGGCATGATGCGTGAAAACCCGTGTTTTTTAACATGAGATATGGTTTCTGGTCGCGCACTGTCAGCAATAATAGGATACCTTTCAGACTCAGGAACAGTCATAAATAACTCTGGTATGTTTAGTATCTCGCACCCAACTTGATACGCTTCGTAATCTATATATAGCTTCCTGCCACGTATAAAGCAGCGCACTAATACCGTTGGATCACTCGCAAAACCCCAGTCAGCACCAAACCGTAGGACATCATCCGCTTGTGCTTCAAACTCTTCTATACGCCAGTTCCTAAATACCCGTGATTCACTGTTGCGCTGGTACTCACCCTGCCATATATGTAAATACTTGTCTGGATCGCGTTTCCTGTCGTACTCCATCTCTTCGCGCAAGACATCTGGAAACCATGGGTTATCAGACCAGTTAACTTTCACCACCACTGCACTTTCTGGTGGATACTCGCCACGCAGTAGTTGATCCACTGGGTCTGTATCCATTTGTGGATTCCAGCTAAACCATAGCTCGCTGTTTGGTTTACGAATCGTAGGTCGCAGCTTATCTAAGCTCCCCTGTGACAAGCTTTGAGCTTCTTCTACCCATGCTCTGTCGTATCCTTCCAATGATTTAATGCTGTCATTTGTATGATTTTGCATACCCTGAAAGATAATAATGCCTTCACCATTACGGGTTTTAATCTGCGAATCCAGCACCTCAAAGTAAGAGCCAACATTCAATTCATCAATCTTCATTTCCAGCAGCCGCTTGACTGACTGGTTTAATGACTTCTGTACTTCTCGCACGCAGACTGATGCCTGTTGAGGGTTAATAATGTGTTCTTCTAGCAACATCTCTGCAAAAAAATGAGATTTTCCAGAGCCACGTCCACCCCACGCACCTTTATATCGAGCAGGTTTTAGTAGTGGCAATGACCACCGTGGTGTCTTAATGTCCAGGATCGACAATTGTTCTTTTGACCTCTTGTATCTGTACTGGCCCACCATCTGGCCCCGTGTGCGCAGTCTCTACCTTGTCTGAGTAACCATGCTTAGACAACAATAGCTTTGTAATGCTAGCGTTATATTCGCCTAAAATGCCGCCATTTGCTAGCATCTTCTCTTGTCTACCCATCAAAGCCTTAACAATGTGAGAAAATTCCTCGTTCTCACGTGCCCATGCATGGATAGTTTCGCGTGCAACGTGCAAGCATACAGCTAACCCTGCTATGGTTGGCACTACGTCATTTTCTTGCTGAAAGCCACCATTGACATAATCCCACGCTGGATCAATACAGTCTTCCCATTTATTAGGACGTCCAACACGCGCCATAATCTACCCCTTTAATTTTTTAGAGCCTGGCGTGCTGCTCATGGCTCTTGACAACATCTTACTGCCTGTGTCTGCTTTATTGTATTCCTTCGCAACAGACTGCGGTACACCAACCTTCTTTGCGAACTTTGGGCTATGAGCTGCTGCCGCCATCATTCTTGCTTGTGCTGGTGATTTACTTGGCATTCTTTTTCTCCAATAGTGTATGCATAAACACTCCGTGGCCCCTTGGACGCATGACTATTCATCTTTTGCCTTACTACTCGCCCTTTGGTTGATAGCCGCCACAACACGCCTTGTATCATTCTTACGGGTAATTGTGTTTTTGCTGCTATATCTACCGCTGTTGCATTATTTCCTTGCTTAATTGCGTCTAATATTTCGTGTGTAGCACCCATACAGTTTACCCCTAAAATTCAAATTCTTTAAGTTCGTATCTATTGGATTTGTTCTTTGCCCATCCATGTACGATAACCCTCCATTTACTTCTTAACATCTCTGGTAGCGCAGCTGCATCTTCTATTTTATGGATTCGTGCTGACATATTGGACTTGCTGGTCACTTGGATCGCAAGAGTTTCTTCGTTTCCAATCGCCAGCAAGTCAATACAACCATACAAATCATTCTTACGTTTAGTGTATGCATTATAGTGCTCAACTGTAGCTACAGTATACCCCTGTGACTCTAATAACTTACGGCTGCGTAACGTTAGCGTCATTTTTCAACCATGTTTATACGTTCGCCTATCCACCTCATTACTGGGACAGCCATTGAGTTACCCAGGGCTTTGTATCGTGGCCCATCTGGTGTGGGTTTACCTTTTAGTTGAATGTCTGTGTAATTATCAGGGAAGCCTTGCAAACGCTCGCACTCAACGGGGGTTAAGCGGCGTACTGCCATGTTTGATGCATACACCGCAGCGACTTGGTTTGTAACTTCAGTTGATTGAGGGCTACGGCTTGGGTCGTTGCTAGCAGTAAGGGTTGGGGCAATTACCACAGGCTCATGCCCATGAGTCTCACGGCGCAAAGTGCCAACCGTGCCGTCTTGCATAACGTTCATTACGCTGCCACCCTGGTCCATTAGAACAATCGGTTGCGCCACCCCATGCACATCTGTTGCATTAAGCGTATACATTGGCGCATTCTCTGCTACTCCAATACCTTGTGGGTCACCTTTGTCACGACCAATTAAATTACCTTGAATAGATATAGTTTTATTTACTAAAGGCACATTATTACCACCCGTTCCCCATCTTGACGTAACTGTTGGGCAAACATCTACAGGTTTTATTCGGCTGTCTGTACCGTGATTTTCATAAACAACAGCAATTGTTTCAGACCCACCACCTAAGACGCCTCCGCTTGCTTTGGTTGTTCCTCCTGTTGTATCTTCACGGAATGCTCCAAAGCTGCTTTCAACAAAGGTGGTAATATTTTCTTTCTTCTTTCTGCTCTTCTTAATATCCCCGCACAGGCTTTCTCGCTCAAAAAGAACCGCTGCGGCACTTCTCCAGTCTCCAAGACAGCCGACAACAAACACACGTTTACGTCTTTGGGCGACTCCAAAGTATTGAGCGTCAAGCACTCTGTAAGCGAACCCATACCCGAGTTGCGCCACCGCCCCGAGGAAGGAACCAAAGTCCCGCCCTCCTCCGCTTGACAAAACGCCAGGGACGTTTTCCCAGACAAACCATTTGGGTTTAAATTTGTCAAGAATTGCACAATAGGTGAGGGCAAGGTTGCCCCTTGGGTCTGCCATACCCTTTCTAAGACCTGCGACTGAGAAACTTTGGCAGGGTGTTCCTCCAACAAGAAGGTCAATTGTTCCAATGTCCCACTCCTTAAATTTAGTCATGTCCCCAAGATTAGGAACTTTTGGATAATGATGAGCAAGCACCTGACTTGGAAATTTCTCAATTTCTGAGTAACCAACTGCCTCCCACCCCATGTGATGCCAAGCGACTGTTGCAGCTTCTATTCCTGAACAAACGGATAAATATCTCATTTTTTAAGCATCGCTTCTAACATAACAGTAATTTGAGCTGACAAGCTATGGCACTCAGCATCTGCCATTGCTTGTAAAACAGCTTTCAGTTCTGGTGTCATGCGTATGTTTACAAATATAGATTTCATTTGTTTTTCTCCTTGTTTTTTTAATTAAAATAACTTTTTTATTGTTTCGTTCAGCGCATCCAGTTCCGTCATTTTCATGACATTCCATATTCTTTTTTGACCATGGATACCGTTATGGCTGCCTTGATGACAATCTTTACATAGGGGAATACATAAATATTGTTTATGCTGCTCTATGTGATGCGCGTCTGATGGCCCCGATTGACCACAAACAGCACAATCCATTTGTTTTATGATCGCAAGATGTTTGCGCTGCTTGGCTGTCAATTTGTTATTCACTTCGGTTTGCCTTTTGGTTTTGTAGTAATGCTTACAATCTTTGGCTGGCACTGCGCACGCTTAGCAGCCTCCTGCATGGCACGATCCATTATTAATGGTCTGTTTATAACCAGCCTTTGCTCTGGTAGCTTCTCTTCGCTCATGTCACCAACGCAGCTTTAATTACTGCATCCTTGAACGCAGGAAAGTGTGGATAATCATCTACACTTATGCCAATCTCTTTCCCCTTGGCTTCTATCCCCGCAGCTGTTTCATGCCATGCACGCCCAGCAAACACCCCTGGCAGTTGTACCTCTACCTCATCATCCCAACGCTCTTGCCGAAGCCATGTAGCAGGGTACGGTATAAACTTGCCTTCATCTTTGCGCCACTGGTCTGTCTTGCACTGGTTTTGTATCGATTCAATAATGGCTTTCATGTCTGGTCGTATAGATGCAGTTTGTTCCCAAGCTTTTCTAGCGTCCCCTTTTGCACGCTTGTTCGGGTAATTTCCCCAAAATAATGTGAAATCATCCATTTTTATACCCCTCCATAAACCCTATTTCAAATGCTTTACGAATTGTAAAAATATGCAATGAGTCACTATATTCTTTGCATAACCTTTCTGCTGCCTCAACTGCCTTCATTCTTGCAGCAACCAGCCTGCAATTATGCAGTTGCAGCTCAGCCGCAGCCCATTCTTCGTCTTCAGTCATCTTATAGCCTTTTGGGTTGTTCTATAAAGCATTTCAAACACCTCTTCAGCACCAGCCTTAAGTAACTGGTAATCATTTAATGGTGCTGATAACAAGTTAAAGCCAGGATAAACATACGCCTCGTACTTAGCGTGCTTTACATACAATATATTATTGAGACTAAAACACCTTGTTTTAAATTTCTCAGCATCATTGATTATCATTTTGTTCATTTCTATCTCCTTGTGTTTGTAACCAGCTTTTGTATTCCGCAACCATGTATTTGCGATCAAGCCTGCAGGCCCTTTGAAGATAACCCAACATAGATTGAGCTTGCAATTGGCTTGGTCGCGTACTGTGGATTAACCTTGACCTGCATCCAGAGCACTTATTGTTGTATGTATTAACATTTAATTTGCAAAATGCGCAATTTTCCATTATTGTGTATTTGTCTTTGTTTTATTTGTCTCCTTGGGTTTTACCGCCCATTGCCCCACTTCGGTGGGGTTTTTTTTCTGCACATATTTGTAAAAATCCCACTTTTGCAAATATGATAAGGTTTCAGATGGTGGCACAAACCCGTACTTGCGCCATGTGCTCATAACATCAGTTGTATTTTCCATGATCAGAAAGGACAATCGCTAGGGTTAATTTCCAACTCAACTGGCTTAGGCTTTTCATAGCTTGGCTTTTCAGCTTTTTGCTCCTCTGCCCTGCCAGTAAACTCCATTTCTTGCAGCACACCCTGCAAACTTACTGCTTCACTGCCGTCTTTCGCAGTAAATTTGTTAATGTTTAAGTCAGCAATTTCTACATAAATTAGCTGCCCTTTGATTAAATGTGGTGCTACAGCTTCTGCTCGCTTTCCAAACATGGTTGCTCTTACCCATTGTGTTGCCTTTTCTTTGCCATGGCTGTACGCAAGACTAAGTTGAAGCACTGCCATGTTGCTACTGGTGTACCGCAGCTCTGGCTCGTTACCAATACGTGCTAGTCCGATCAATTTCATACTTCCTCCGCTGTAATTTTGTCAAACATTTCATCTACTTCCCATAAAAACTGCATTGCTTGGCTTTCAACTTGGCTAATATCAGACTCAGTAGGCTCAAACAATTTAATAAAAAGCTGCCTAGATTTTGGCATACGTGGGTCAAACGACACAAACCACACCGCCCTGCCAGTGCACGCAGCTTGAACTGTCATTTGCGCCTTATGCTGCTCTGGTACGCAATCATCCAATATCCAGCTTAAATGTGTGGTGCTTTTTGGGCATTTAAATTCCACACAGCGCCCATCAGACACTAACCCATCTGGGCTGGCGCCAAAATTTTCAATAGATGGATGATCTACAAACCCGACATCCGTTACTTTAAGACCTGTTTTAGCTTCAAATGCTTCTTTTGCCATAGGCTCTTTGTCAACGCCCCACTGCATTTCAGTAGTAACGTACTTCTGTAAGATGTTATCAGTCAACCGTTCGGCAAGAATTTCTACTTTCAGGTCTTTTCTTGCAGCTGCTTCGTTACCATTTTTGAGGTATGACATAGCTGCAGCCATCCTGCTCGCTGTCAGCTTTCCTGTTCTGGCACTAAACCACGCACCCGTACCCTGTAGTTTATTTTCCTCTCTCATTCTTTGCCCTTTAAGTTTTCGCCAAGCTGCGCAACAATTGGTTTAATAGAGTCACGTTCTGGTTTTGTTAATGTTGACCATATTTGTTTAAGTTCATCAGAAGTTTTTGCTAGCGACACAATATTTACTAGCTCTTCATGCGTCCTTGGCTGCGGTTCTGGCTCAACTGGCACATCTTCACCAGCGTAGATATACAAACCTAACCCGTGGCACGCAATAGCTTTGACTAAGCAGCGCATCATGTTCTTATTAACCTGAAAGGCAT